CTACGACACCTTTAGACTACCGGGGCAAGCCATAGGCTGGGGGCGTCCGCTCCATACCCGCCCATCCGCCACCGGATTTTATGGCCGTATGCATGAAGAGGGATACCGGGCCAAGCCGGGCATCCGTATAATGCGCGGCGGTCGAGCCACATGGAAAAATTCAAAAAGAAACCCGCAGGGCCGCACCGTACAAACCCCGCATATCCGTCCGGCGTTGGAAGCCGTAACAGAAAATGCAGGGCAAAAAATTATTGAAGCATTACAAAAAGAATTGAAGGAGTGAGAGCATGGCAGAAACAACGGAACGCATAATAGAATTTGTTAAGCCTGAATATGAAGTAACCATAGGGTCGGCTTATTTTTGCCTTATCAAGAGTAGGAATAATCAAACAATCACCTATGAAGATACAGTATTGGAAGTGCCTGTTATAAAAACCCTTGGATTAAGTCGTACTGTATCAGAATTAGAGGTATACGCCAGCGGCATCCTATTTGACTATCTAAATCGCACAGCGGGGGCACAAATTGCCCTTACAGCGGTAACGCTTCCCCCTGACTTGCTGGACAAAATAGAAGGAGCGGCGGCGGATGCGGGCTTTACTTTCAACCGTACAAACGATGTAGAGCGTGAGTTTGCTTTTGGTTATTGGGGAGAGAACAGTGATGGCAGCTTTATGTACTATTGGCATCCTGTGTGTAAGTTGACACCAACAGAAGAAACCCACGGAACACGTACAGCAGAAATACCAGAGCCGGAAAGAAATTACGCGCTTAGAGTTATTCCATATAATAACCTGTGGCGTACCCGGTACAACACAAAGAAAGATGAGGAAGCGGGTTACAATCCCCTTGAAAAAGACGCATTTTTCTTGAGTCCCATTTACAATGAAGACCAAATACCCACGCGCGACCCAATTGAACCACCAACAGAGCCACCAACGGAACCGCCAACAGAGCCAGAGGAACCAAATGAGCCATAAAGAAAAATTAAAGCCCCGCTATATGCCAATTAATGGCGTGTAGCGGGGTCATTCATGTTTATGGAGGTAGACCATGCAATTTGAATTAAAACGCCTAGAGCCTGTTTTTATTAATATTGGCGGTGCGGAATATCCGATGCGCCTAACTAACAAAGCTGCCAAAGAGCTGCAAGAATTGTGGGGCGTAAAATATTTTAAACTTTTCGAGCGGTTTACAGGTTACGGTATCGAATTGGACGATATGATGGACTTTTTGCATATCACCCTAAAAAGCGGCGGTGTGAAAGTAACAAGGGAAGATTTAGACGAGATAGACATCGACGCCAGCATTATAGCACATGCCACAAACTGCATCATTACCCTTCTCGACCGTACCCAAAAAGTAGAAAGTGTAATCGACGAAACCGACGAGCCGGATACAGGAAAAAAAAAGAAGTAAGCGACCAGTCAACGGATTTTGACTGGTTTTTTCATATCCAATTTGCACAAAGCAAGCTGAATATGAGCTATGAGCAATTTATGGACAGCACCTTTTATTTTTATTTTGGTCTTTTTCAACAATGGTTATTGTCCAATGGTGCGAACCGCCGCGAAGTTGAAGCAACTACGCCGGAAAAGCAAGAGCGCAAGATATTAACATTTGACCAACTGCCAGACGGGTATTGGTAATGAGGGTGTGAGGGTGTGGCGGCAGCCGAAACTATAAGACGTGCGGCGATGGATTTAACCATAAACGGCGCGGCAGATTTTAAAAAGAGCATGGGTGAAATTAATCGGCAGCTTAAACAAAGCCAGTCCGAATTAAACAAAGCAACCGCCGCATACGGCAAAAATGAGCGCAATGTAGAAACCCTCACTGCGCAAAAAAATCATCTTAATAATGCCATCACACTTAACAGGCAAGAGCAAGAGCGATTAAACGAAGAACTGGCCCGCGCCACAGAAAAATACGGCGAAAATTCCCGGGAAGTACAGGTATTACAAACCAAGCTGACCAATGCGGAAGCCAAGGGCATCGCCCTTACTCGCCAACTAAACGAAACTACCGCCGCCCTTGAAGAGCAAGAAAGGGCCCTGCGGGGGCTTCCATGGACGGAATTAGGGCAAAAGCTGGAAGCTACGGGCGCGAAAATGCAGGCCGCCGGTAAAAAAATGCAAGATGTAGGCAAAACCATGTCCCTCGCACTTACGGCCCCGTTAATGGCCATTGGAGTGCAAGCGGTACGAGTTGGCGCGGATTTTGAAAATTCAATGGGAACTGTGCAGGCCCGCACTGGCATGGCGGCAGATGAAGTTGAAAAACTTGGCCGCGAATTCAGGACTATGGCCGCATCCGGCAATTATGGCACGTTCACCGCGAGACAAATAGCCGCCGCCTACGCAAATATCGCCATACACGGGCAAGACGCAACCCACGCCACGGAAGTCATGCGCACCGCCATGGTATTGGCCACAGGCACAGTTAAAGACCTCGGAAGCGTTGCAGCTTTCTTGAGTGACTACCTCTTAAAAACAGGCAAGGACGTCAGTGACCTCGAAAGCCTCATCAATATATTTGCCGCAACTAACCGGAAAACAGGCATAAGTTTATCAACTTTGCAAAACTATTTATTCCGGGCAAATGTAACCCTACAGGCTACAAATATCAGCGGCGCGGAAGCTTCCGCCATGTTTGGCCGTTTATATCAGGCGGGCATCAAAGGGGCGCAAGCCTACAGCGGCGTCGAAAATGCTTTGCGTAGCTTATTGCAGCCCACGGAAGACCAAATAGCCGCGCTCTATAGGCTGGGCGTAGCACGGGAAGACGAAAACGGCCAGTTACGGGATGGTATTCCGTTCTTAATGGATGTTGCATATGCTCTAAGTGAATTAGAGGGTGCGCAATTAAGTTACTATAACCAGCTATTAGGTTCAACAGCTATGGGCTCTGCATTCTTAGGCGGTATGGTAGATATTAAGGGCACTTTGCCGGAAACTATTGCGGGCCTTTATGAGGCCGCCAACGCCGCCGAGGGTACGGGCGTGGCCTTTGAAATGGCTGCAATACAACAAGAAGGGCTTACAGCTTCCGCCGCACGGGTGCGGGCATCGCTGGAAGAAATAAAGCTGCAAATAGCCGATGCACTCATGCCGCATATTCAGCGGCTTACAGATTTTGTAGGCGGATTGGTACAGCGTTTTGCATCCCTTGATGAAGGGACGCAGCGCACCGTGTTAAAAATCGCGGGTATTGCCGCCGCAATCGGCCCGGTTTTAATTATCGGCGGAAAACTCGTTACCACGGCGGGGAAAATAACATCTTCTTTCGGTGCGCTTTCAACGGCCATCGGAGCGGCGGGCGGCGCGAAAGCGTATTTTGCCGCAAAATTTCCGCTACTTACAAAAGCCGCAGGTGCGTACCAAGCCGCAAACGTGAAATTAATCGCCACCATGAGGGGCACTACAGCCGCCACAACTGCATCAGGCGTCGCGGCCACAAAATCCGCCAAAGCTTTTACCTTAAAAGGCGTGGCAATGAAAGCCTTTGTCAAAACCTCCGGCACAGTAACCGGGGCTTTGGCGGCGGTCAAAGCGGCCTTTATCAAATTAAAGACTGTGATGCTTGCAAATCCTATCGGGCTTATTGTAGCCGGGGTTGCGGCTTTAGCGGGCGGTATTGCATATTTAATAGTGCGGCTTAATCGTGTAAGCGAAGCCTACCGAGAAATGGCTGACGAAACTGCCCGCCTAACCGAGCGGCAGCAAGAATTAAAAAATGCATCGGCTACAGCGGCGGCACAATTCCAGCAACAAATAACAGGGCTACAAAACCAAGCAGAATATTACCGGAGCCTCGCGGACAGCATCGCCTATTTAAGTTCAAAGCAAAATCTATCCGCCGGAGAAATGGAAACCCTGCGCCACAAAATAGAAGAGCTTAACCGAGGCGTACCCGGTTTAACCTTGGCCTATGACGAGCAAACCGGGGCTTTAAATTTAACTACGGAAGCCTTACAAGCATATCTAAGGGCCGCCGAAAAAAGAGCCGCCTTAGATGCCCAGCTTACAGAACGCTCCCGGCTGGAGCGGGAATTTATAGACCTGCAAGCGGAAGCAATGGCCGTAGCGGAACAGAGGGAAGCTTTGGAGGAAAAGCTTAATGATGGCACAAACCGCCGCCGCGCCGACCGCCGCGCCTTGGAAGATGCCATTCGAGACCTCATAACCGCCGAAGAAAATTACAAAGCTGCCATCGAAGCCAATGTCCAAATGCAAGATGCTGTAGCAGAAAGTGTAGAGGCTTATGCCGCCGCGCTGGTATATTTGGAAAAAGCGCATCATGACGCAGCAGAAGCCGTGGCGGAATTAACCGCCGAAATGGAAGAACAGGCCCGAGCCGCCGAGGAATTGGAGCAGGCCCAAACTAAAGCTCTGGATAAAATGAACCGCTCTTTTGAGAATTACCAGCGGATTGCTTCCAACGCTTTCAGCACCGTTTCCGAAAATGCTGCAATATCCGTACAGAATTTAACCGCGAATTTACAGGAAAATGCCCGCGCCGTAGAAGAATGGAGTACAAATATCGCCATTCTTACGGAACGTGGCGTAGACCAAGGGCTTATACAGCAATTGCGCGATGCCGGGCCAGCCGCCGCCGCAACCGTGCGAGAATTAGTAGATGCTTCCGATGAAGAACTAGACGCCCTTAATGATGCCTTTGAAAACTCGACACGGGTTGCAGTTGAATCCATGAAGCGGGAATTTGACCCCGCCGGGGTTATGGAGTCCGCCGAAAAGCTCATAAACAGTGTAGCCAACACCATACTTGAAAATCAAGGCATGGAGGACGCACTTGTATCACAAATAACATCCGCCTTTGAATCATTGGACAATACAATTTCATCCATAGGCTTTGATAGTGCTGGGACAAATGCCGTGGAAGGTTTTACAAATGGCATAGACAGTATGCAAGACGAGGTAAGAAATGCAGGGGAAAGCACCGGGGAAAATCTTTTGAATTCCCTTAATCGCGAACTTGAAAGTCAATCGCCCAGCCGTGCAACACAAAGAATAGGTGTATTCGCCGGTGAGGGCTTGATAAGAGGTGTAGCTGATATTCAACCCCGTGTGACTGATACCGCCAGAACCTTGGCCCGAGCCTTTATCAATGCTATAGCTGATAAAATTAATCACAGTCACGATATAGACAACGCTACCCGCCGCCAAGTAGAGGATATGCGCCGCGTTGCAGACATGGCCGTAATGAACGCCCATTTTGACAGCATCGGTATAGAAATGGCGAACGGCGTAGCCCGTGGCATACAAAGCGGCGATAGCATAGTGTCAAACGCTGGCCGAAACATGATTAACAACGCACTTGCGGCCATGAGAGCAGCGGCGGCCATTTCTTCACCGTCCCGACGCACCACGGAAATGGGTATGCAGCTAGGCGATGGCGTAATAATCGGGCTCTTATCCAAAGAAAACCAACTTGTGGAAGCCTGTAAACGTATTACCGAGCGGGTTATAGACAGCCTTTATATAGACCCGTCGGAATTTATATTTTCCACAAATGATATTTTGCAAAGCGTCAATAACGCGCTTCCAACTATGCAAAACTATGCAAAGCGCGTAACTGGCCAGCAATATGCCACTGCAACCACAGGCCCGCCTATCTCTATCAAAGTTGATATGACAGGCGGGCATTATTCTATCCGCGAGGATGCGGATATTTCAAAAATTGCAAAAGAGGTTACACGCGAAATTAGCCGGGAAGTGGGCTATGCGGGCCGAATAGGGGGGATGGTGTTCCAGCCGTGATAGGATTCTTTTTCGCTGATAAACACAGTAAGGAATTTAACATAATGGCAATGGAGTACGCATCAAGGGGGTTGTTGCCCTCTCTGCGACGTAATGATTATGTCATTAACGGGCGACATGGTACGGTAGATTTCGGCGGCGAAACATATAACACCCGGCAAGTATCTGTGGATATTTGCTTTATAGACGTAGATGAGCCGAATTTACAAATCCTTGCTCGTAGCGTGGCCCACTGGTTAAGCGGCAAAGGGCTCTTATATTTTGACGATGAGCCCGACAAAGCCTATACCGCCGTAGTATATGAAGCCGTAGACACAGACCAACTAATAACCGCGAAGCGGGCGACCATAATTTTCGAATGCCAGCCATTCGCCAAAACCATTCATCATAGGCAAAGTATTAATGCAGGCGTCGCCAGCGGCGGTATGATACCCATATACAGCCACGGAACACAGCAAACACCCTGCATGATATTTGTACGAAACACAGGTACAACAGCAATAACAAATATAAGAATCACAAGGAGGGCAATAGTACGATGAGTAGTGCATCAAATTGGCTTGAAGTAACCGCATTAAACCATTTTTTCCGCAATATACCAACCCCGCCGCCACAACCATTTATAGGGTTGCTTATTTCAGACCCTACAGATGAGAACATAGGCACGGAAGTAAGCGGCGGAAATTACGAACGGCAGCCGGGAACATTTACAGCCCCGATACAAACAGAACTAGGCAAGGCACAAATCGAAAATGACGCAGAGATAATATTCCCGGTTGCTTCTGCCAATTGGGGCAATATCACGCACTTTGGAATTTTCACAGCCGCAACGGGCGGAGAACTTATGGTACATGGTGCTGTACCAGTGCCACGGGAAATAATGGCCGGAGATGAGGCCGTATATCGTGAAGGGTCACTTGCCATCACATTTGACTAAAACAAAAGGGGCGCGGGCATATGTTTAATAGACAGCCATTTAACAGGGGGCGGTTTAATCGCAGAAGCACAGGCAGGGTTTATTTAGAGGGCGATGTAAACGCCAGCCTATCCCTTAATGGCAGCATGTCCGTGGCGCATGGTTTAAGCGGGGAAGTTCCAATAAAGTTGATACTAAAAGGATATAAAGGCATCCCGCGATACATGCAAAGTAAAGCTTCCATTAGTTTAACAGCCGAAAGCGACAACATTGCACGACGACGCACAATAAGCGGCAATATTGACATTGTCATTAACCTCGAAATGGCGGGAAAATTCAACCTTGTCGCAGCCATAAAAAGCAATGTTGATATGAAATTATCCGCCGCAAGCCACTTAAACACTATTAATGCATTCCACGGAAGCGGGGAAATTTCTCTAGCTTCCGGGGGAATGCTTAGCCGATTTAAACCATTGCATGGCAACACAGCTATTTCTTTGGGCACGGACGCCCCACTAGGCATCAATATCCCATTTGAGGGAAATAAGGCGATAGCATTAACCGCCACTGCAAGCCGTCTTAGTGCTGCACAGTCCATACGAAGTGCGGCCCACATTGCTCTCATGATATTTAGTGAGAGTTTTAATATTTGGCGTTACGAACATATTCACTTACCCAATCTTGTTATGGGAGTGGGCGGGGAGCTTGTCATAGACACAGATAACATGACTATAACAATGGATGGTCAAAATGTGATGCGCTTCCTAAGCCGTGATAGTGAATTTTTCCTACTTAATCCATCTGAAAATGAACTTACATTTACAAGTGGAAACATCAACGACCGGGCGGATATGCGAGTGCTTTGGCGTGATGCATGGTTATAAAGGGGGCTGGAAGTATTGAGCGTAGCAAATAAGCCGCGAATATATAATCAGCGTATGGAGTTGGAGGCCGTGCTGGAAAATGGGAAAGCAGGCTATAGAGAGGTTTTCAACGGCCTTTGGACAGCTTCTTTTACACTTCCGGCGGACGACCCTAAAAATGAATATTGCAAGCCCTTTAACTATGTAGAAATTTTTGATGAAAGGCGGCGCATAGAACTTTTCCGCATCGTGGGGGAAGATTTCACCCGCGCTGTAAAAGGCTTTCGAACATATGCCTGTGAGCATGTAATAATTACGCTTTTAGATGATGTGCTTTTCAAGTTTCACCAAATTGGCAATAGGGGCGTATTCACGCCGGAAGCTATAAATTATGTATTGAGTTTTCAGACTACACAAAATTGGCGGCTTGGCCGCTGTGATTTCAACCATCAATTTTTATATAAATGGGAAAGTGAAAATTTGCTTGCGGCATTATTCTCTATCCCCCGGCCATTTATAAACAAATGGCATTTTACGTATGACACAACATCTTATCCGTGGACATTTAACCTTGTACGGGCGGAAACGGAAATAGGATGCGAGCTGCGCCGCCGCAAAAATATGCAAGGCGTAACAAAAAATATGGATGTTAAAAATCTTGTAACCCGTATATATCCGCTTGGCTACGGAGAGGGGGACAACCAGCTTACTATTGCAAGCGTTAATAATGGCGTACCATTTTTGGATGCAGATACTATACCCATTTACGGAGTAAAACAAAGTATCTGGACAGACCGTCGTTTTGAAAATGCTGATAGCTTAATGGCCACAGGCAGCCAAATGCTAGAAGAACTCAAACATCCATATGTAAGTTATTCTGTAGAGTCTATAGACCTCTTCAAGCGTACCCATGATGAATTTGACGAATTCCGAGAAGGCAAAATGGTGCGGGTTATCGACCGGGCGGATGGCATTGACCTAGACACTAGAATAATGGAAATATACAAACCCGACGTAACCACTGCGGATATAGTCGTAGTCATTGCCAACAAAGACCGCAATGTAGCCGGGAGCATTGCCGCACTACAGGAGCGAGCGCGGATAAATGAAACCTACGCCCAAGGCTCTGAAACACCGCAACATATCCCATTTGCAGATAATGCAGAACCGGGGTTTCCCGCAGTTTTTGAATTTTTCATTGATGCGGGTATGGTAAATATCAATCAAGCCCGTTTGAGAGTACGCTTAGAACCATACCGGGCATTTTCCAGAGCTATCCGGGGAGGCGGTGGGGTAACATCTACCACGTCCAGCGGCGGCGGGACTACTCAAACCTCCACCAGTGGCGGCGGGACAACGGCCACAACCACACAGCAAAATACCTTGACCCATACCACCACGCAGCAAGCCGTTCAGAGCCCGACTACCTCTACCACAAGTACGCAAACTCCCACAACCTCTACGCAAGCCCAGCAAGCCGCCACAACGCAAAACGGTGGCGGGGGCACAAGCGGGGCAAGTAATCAAACAGTCACCGGAAGCGGGGGTTTTGGCACAGGGCAGCATACGGGTTATGCAGGGTCGTTTATAAACTTTTCAACTGTATCGAGCACACCCAGCCAGCATAATCACACAATTAACCAGCACCAGCATTCATATCAGCTGATTGCCCACACTCACGGCATGGCCCATACTCATATAATATCAGCCCACTCTCATCAATTGACGATACCCGGCCACAGTCACACCGTAACCATCCCCGGTCACAGTCACAGTGTAACCATACCGGCCCATAGCCACAGCGTAACCATACCGGCCCATGGCCACAGTGTAACCATACCGGCCCATAGTCATAACGTAACCATTCCACCGCACGACCACGGGATTACCCTACCCGACCATACCCATGATATAGAATTTGGCATAGTCACCGGGGAGCGGGCGGAAAGCATAAGTATCCGGGTTGATGGCAACACCGTGCCCATCACCGGAAGCCTGGACGATATAAACATCATCCCATTTCTACGGACAGACGGCGGCGGGCGCATTGTCCGTAACGCTTGGCACCGGCTGGAAATTATACCAAACACTCGCACACGCATAGCGGCGTGTGTTTTTTTAAGTGTCTTTACAAATTCGAGGGGAGGCGAAAATCTATGATTGAATTATTACCGATGTTTCCCGGCGCAGTAAATAGCCCCGAAACATTTATAACGGCGGACGTGTCCGAAACGGACACAATTATAACCGTACAAAGCACAACAGGTTTCCCAGAAACCAACGAACCCTATGTACTCGTACTAGGTGGAGGTTTCCCCAATGCTGAAACCATCAGGGTAATAGCGGTAAGCGGCAATACTCTCACAGTGGAGCGAGGCTATCAAGGTACAGCGCAAGCATGGCCGCAGGGCACAACAATAGCCTGTAACTTCACGGAGGCACATTACCGGGCTTTGGTAGAAAATACTAAAAGTCTTAGTAGTGCTTTGAATCACGCTAATTCAGAATTGGACAATATGGCGAATGAATTAACCGCTATCCAGAGCGTAGTTGCCGGCCAAAACATCCTCCGCAATTGGGATTTTAGGCATATAGCAAGTATTATTAACCAGAGAGGGTTGATGGAGTATGAAAATCTAAATTGGGGGGCCATTTATAGTATTGACAGATGGGCTGTAGCTTGTGGAACTTTAACCATGCAAAACGGTGGCATCAGACTTACTCGTACATCAACCATTCGTCCTGATACTGTCTTCTCGCAATCCATTGAGTTTCCAGATTCTTATGCTGGTATGACAGTAACATTGTCAGTAAAAATTCCCGAAGGTATATTTTTTAATACACACGCCATCCCTTTAATCAATGGCTCAAATTGGAGCGGTGGCATGACGCCTCTTGGGAATACGTCATTTGTCACATACTTATGGAGAAATGCTGCGGGGGTATTAACCTTTAATGTGGGCTCCATAGAAGGAACTCCCGTCGGCTCTTTTATTGATATTGAAGCCGTCGAACTCGTACCCGGCACTGTTTCCACTCTGGCCAACCGTGTGCCGATGGATTTCGGGCGGGAGTTACTAACCTGTATGCGGTTTTATGAAAAATCGTATCCATACCATATTGCTCCTGGTGCGGCTACAGTGCATACGGCCCTTACAAGAAGCATTGTTGACAGAAATGGCATCTTTGCATCTGGTTTCATGTTCCAAGTACCTAAGAGAATTCCACCTCGAGTGACGATTCACTCATTTAGGACGGGAAATATTAATGAAGTCGAGCCAGCATTTATCACTACACCCATTTCAGTTACAGCAATTGAGGGTGTTTCATCTTCCGGGGTTCGCGCCTTACAATTAAAC